TGTGGGGGCGTCGATGAAATGTTGCTGTAGTGGCCCCAAGCTGTTGTGGACAATGGCGCCATTGTCTGCCCGCACCAGCGCCAGGCGGAGATCCGAAAAGTAATTATAAACGGAAGCATCCAACCCGTTGGGCGTATTCATGTACCATGCCATGCTTTCAGTCGGTAAGCCAATAGGCAGATAACCGCAGCTTTCCCGGTCCCGCCAATACGCAACAGGGACCTCGGGCAGGGCAGTTGATACTGTACTGTCAAACCAGCGGAGAAAATTATATTTGTTTAGTTGCATCCTTCATGGTTTTAAATTTTTTCCGATAGAATTGCAGCTTGTTATAGAACTCAAATTCAGTCAACTGCTTTGGGTTAAAACTGCCCTGATCTTCCATTGTATTCACAACTTCTTCGAAAGCCATTTCACTACCCATCAGCACGTTGTCATTATCGTAAGGGTCGAATTTGCTGGGTTTTTGCTGATCAATGAAATACCTGGTTAAAACCTCGTAGGCTTGTAGTTTGTCATTATCAGGTTCTACCGCAAGCTGGCATTTAACCAGTAGGTATTCCCGGCACTTATCCAGGTAGTTTAAATCTGTGGCAAAGAACTCTGGGAAGTATAAAGAGCGTTCGGTATTAAGTTTTTTTTTACCTCTTCGATGACCGACTGCACCTTTTCGTTATTCAAACCTTCTTCTGATAGCCTGGCCATGAGCACGGTAATTCCTTCACTGCTGTAATCGGTCACAGGCTCCCCATTCACTGTTTTGATGAGGCAGCCGAAAGACAACGATTCATAATCCCATTGGCTGATCATAGAAAACAGGTTATACCGCAGGTTCTTCACTTCTTCCAGTGCGTCCGGCGTTTTGTTCTCACTCAGAAATACCATGAGCCGGGCAAGGTGATCGTCTACTGATTCAATCGTGTTGCCGATACCGGCATCCTGCAGCAGGTAATTATTGAACTTCTTTGATAACTCAATAGGCAGCTCTTTTATGGAGCTATACAGCGTAATGGTTGTTTTATCGTTGATTTGAACTTCCGTCATAATACAGTGTCATGGTTAAAAAAGAGGTCAATGGCGCCGCGCAAAAGGGAACAAGGACATACCGCCAATCCCAGCCCCATATGCACGATAGGACAAAACAGGAGTTTGCCGCCAACCTGATCGCCAAACAAAAGAAGCAGTTGGCCGGCCCAATGACGTAACGCATCCATGGCCGGCAGTACGCCTGGTATAAATCGAGCAGTCCCCACTTTTTAAAGCACAGTAGGAGCGAGGTATTAAATAAGGCGATAATTATAATCGTTTTAAGCATTGCTAATATATTTAGCATTCTTCGTCATAGGCAACCGTTACATCAAACCGGAAACCACTATATGGGTACATCAGGTACTGCGTTTTGGTATCATCAACCGAATACCGGCCGGACTCCGCCTGGCTGATATAACCGTCAAAAACATCTTCCACGCGCTCATCGAAATATTTGTCAATAGATGCCACGTAGGCATTTGCCTTCAAAACCTTCTCTACGTCCTTTTTAAGCACCTCGGTGAAGATGTAATCCTTTGATGAGTCGATCTCCTTAAGGTTGAACCAAAATATTGTACTTAATGCTCGTAGTTTGCTATTGCCGGTTGCCCGGGTATACGCCGGCCATGTTTCTTCATTGCGCACCGTTATGAATGATTGGGACTTCAAAAAGTCATTGGGCAGAACATTGATATATTCCCCTGATCCACTATAACATTTGGGAACACGGACAATTTTTTCGGTTGCAGGATCCACCTCTTTAAACTCCCAGGCCCGACCGAAAGACTTTTCCAGCCACGGCAGGCCGGCAGTCAGGGCCTGCTGAATATTCTGTATCACCTTATCAAGGCCGATAGGTGAAGTGATAAGTGGTATGTCCGGGTTTTGGTAGCTCATTTTAGTAACTGTTTTTCATATTCTTCCTGAAAGTCGTCGATAATAATATCCTGCATATTTGGAATAAGTGAACTCGGCACACCATTGATGTCGACCCCAAACCGTTTTTCGAGCCACTTCGCTTTGTAATCCTGGGAGAATATCTCAGTTTCTTTCTCATCGGACTGCAGGGTAAACTTTCGGCGGAAATCACCGGTAAGTTTTAAATCAACCGGCTGCCACCGGTTTTTGTACTTAAAGTTTTTGTACCGTCCCAGGCTGTCACCGTTGGCATCCAGGCCGCGGTCCAGCTGCTGCCGGTTAAGGTCCATGATCGCATCTTCATGCCTTTCAATAGCAATAACCAAAGCTTTTACCGGCTTTGTTTCCTCGAAAGGCTTTACGAATATGTCTTTGAAGTCGATCATTTAATTTTACCCTGGATAACAGGTTTTATTCCAAATTGCTTTTCCAGTTGCTTACATACATCATCAATGTCTTTAAATACAGCTACTGGCTTTGTCATAAACCGCATGCCTACCAACACGCCGCTAACAGGGATCAGCTCCATATAAGTTTCTTCACCTTCCCAGCCATCTTTCGAGTGGCTTGCCCATATCATAAAATGATCCTTCTTTTTTGATATGGTGAATGAAGTATAGCCTGATGTATTTTTCATCTTCCCCAAACGCTCCCTTTTTTATAACCGGTAACCGCATTGTTACAGGGCAGGCATGCCGGTGATAGGTCACTAAAATCAAAGCTGATGGCTTTTATGGCCATGGCCAGCTTCTTTACCTCACCGTACTGGCCGTTCTCCTGATTGTCCAGGGCAACGGCGGCCAACCCTGCCAACTTCTCCTTTTTCTGGTTGTCCCGCATGCTGAATGCCATTTCATTTAATATGTCAACGGTAATCTGCTTGCTTATGGCATCAGCAAACAGGTTACTGTTCTGGCACATCCAGTTCGATACATCGCATTGAATGGACATTTGCAGGTTCATGCCCCAGTTGGTGTCATCCACGAGTAATTCCCTTTCTTCATCCCACAGCTTTTTATCCGGCTTGATGTCGGCAGAATTGATGTAAAAGGGCTGTATGGATATAAACTTGCTCCACTTGTTCCACAGCATGCTGTTTGCAATAGCCTCACTGCAGGATCCGCAGTTGTTTTTGCCCAGCCAGGAAATATCCTTCCGGATGGCGGACCCTGCGAGATCATCTTCATAATAGCACAGGTAGTAATGGCCGCCGGCGTTGATTTGATCATTGAGGTACGCCAACACTTCCTGGATGATCTTATGCCACTGGAATTGAACGGACTTTGTTTGAACCAGGGCGAAGGTTTTCACCGCTACGTCGGAACTGGAATGATACAGGTAAATGTTCAGCGGGTTCTGCACTGTGTCAACCTGCATGCCGATGTAATTCAGCATGGCCACGGTGTCAGGATTGAGAACTTTTATCTTCAGACCAACCAGCCGGCTGTTTTTCTGAATACGCTTATCGATCGATCCAACGCCTTCAAAAAGGTTGATATTGGCGTGAATGGATTTCGCTACCTCGTTTATCTTCTTTTCAACAAACAGTTGATTGAGCAACTTCAGCACGGCGCCATCGTACAGCCGGCGGAAGTATGCGCTCATCAGGTTTGTTTTCCGCCAGTAAGCGCTGGATGTCGATGGCTGATGATTTATATTTCCATTCTGCAGGCTTTGGTAAACATCGGCGCCATCTTTTGCGATATCATTGGCGCGGTAGGTAACAGTGTTTAACCAGTCCTTTACGGTCACTTTATCAAAATGCTCTGCGATCGCCCAAATGTTGTCATAGGTCAGCAATGAGTGAAGCCCGTTATTAACATATATGCCAGATGAAGACACCTGCAAATCGGTATCAACATCTGGATAACTGCTATTATAGCTTCTCAAAGCCTATAATACCGCGAAGGCAGGGCAATAAGATAGAGTGGTTGTACATGCCAGATAATTTAAAAAAGCCCCTGCGAACAGGGCAGAGGCTTTTAAGGAATAGGATTATCGGGTTTTCAAAGAGAATTACTTATTGACGCGATACTTATAACTTAGGACGGCGCTCATTGTGCCGGTCCCGGTCCAGGTAATCTTATAGTATCGGGCTAGTGGCGCCGTGACATACCATAGAGTTTGACCGGTGGCGATATTTGTTGCGGTAAACGTTTGGCTGGCAACATCCGTATAAGTAGAGCCGTCCAGACTGCCCTGCAGTTTAATTGTGCCTGCGACCGTTCCGCTGATCTTAGTAAAGATTGGGTTAACCACAATGCCTTTAAAATCACCGGAAATATTAAACGTCTTTGCTGCGGTTCCAGCATCAACAACTGTATCGCCAGCCGCCAGTGTAGACTGATATACCTGGGCCTGGGTTTCCATAGTAGCCGACAATAAGACGGCCGATAGTAAGATATAAATGAGCTTTTTCATTGAGTTGAAATAAAGAGGTTATAAAAAGAGGCCGGGAATAGCCGGCCCGTTTCAATTCAAGTCTTAGCTGGCCAATACTTCCACCTTATGGATAGGCTTCGTACTGTCAGAGCTGTATGCGTTCATGAATGCGAAATCCGCATTGAACTGGTATTTAGTACCGAATGTGCGTTTGAATGCAGCACCGTAAGTCGCAGAAAGGTCATCACACACCGGTTCTTCTACAACATCCCATTCATTCTGCATGATGCCGTCTGTAAATGCAAACGCCTGTTGACCGTTTGGACCCTTACGTTTGGCGCGGGCATCACTATCGATCCAGCTGAATACGCCCAACGAACCGAATGGGGCCAGGTAGTGGGTTTCGCTTACACCCGCTCCGTTGGTTAAGCGGTTTGAACGGTGATGGCGGTAGCCGGCAGAAGAAGGCAATTCGCCGTCAATCACAGCCCGTAAATTCTCACTATTGCCTTCTGCTTTGCTTTCGTACTTCAGCATCAGGGCGCGGGCCTCAGTGGTCATGATGTTGTATAACACAGAGTCTACATCGTTGCGCTCCATAAGTGTTGGCAAAATGTAATAAAGGTCTTCCCGTTGAGCCTGAGCGATCTGGTACGCATTGGCGACTATTGATACCCCGTCTAAGGTTGTAGAAGCCAGGGAGGTATTTTTATTCGCTTCCAATTGAGCCCCTGCATAAGTATCGAGATTGACCAAAATGCTTCGAATGCCATTTAAGAGGCCCTGCGCGAATGTATCAACCTCACTGATATAGTTATTCTCGCATACTTTAGGGTATACTTTGATTTCAAAGCCTCTTGTGATAGTCGAGATTGAAGGCTTTGCGCTGGTCGGCTCAGCACCGGTGATAGAGCAAGAGCGTTCTGTCAAGACGGTGAGCGTTGCCTTGCTTAAAACAGGCAACACAACAGACCTTGCGTTTTGAGCACCTTTGATTTTCTCGAGCGTTTCCTTGGGCAGAAGAGCTTCAGCCCCAACTTTATAGGCCATGAAAGCGCCATAGTTGCTCAGGCGATTTTCATACTGCTGAAAATTTTTTTTAGACCGGATCGCGGCCTCAGCCATCGCTGTTAATTCGAGTGACATAATACAAAGAGTTTAAAAATGATGAATGATTGTTAATTGCGGGTAGGCTCTCACCCTTTTAAACTCTCCAGCTTTGGCCCTTGCGGGAGAAATTATAATGAAAAACTTAGATCTCTATTTTGGCTTCGGTAGCTAATTGTTCCAACTTAGTGTTATACTCGGCTGTTCCAACTTCTATACCGTTTGCTTGAAGATGCGCGTGAATCTCTTCTTTCTTTTTGAATCCACCTTCAGGTATACCTGCACCGCCGCCACCGGTGCCTGTTACTACTTTACCAGGTGGCACAAACCAGGCTGAATACTTTTCGCCGATAATATCACCGGCAGTTTTTGGCTTGCCGTCTTTCTGGTTCATCAGCGGTTTATCACCTTCATAGTAGATGATATTGCCTTGTTCATCCCTTTTGGCGGTAACTGAAGCAAAGAACCCTTGGCGCATCATTGATTTTTGCCCATTGATGAACGCTTGCTTTTCCTCATCTGTTTTCAGATGAGCAGGCAAAACAAGGTTTCGCTTATCAAGGTCGCTGTTGATGGCCCATTCCTGGTCCTTCTTAAATCCTGCTTCCCTTTCATCACTCAGCTTCTTTTCATACTCGGCTTTAGTGGTAGTAAGCAGATTCTCCAACTCGGTAACCCGTTCTTTTGTGACAGGGTCGCCACCTTGTCGCTTTTCCTCAATAGCACGCTTGGCATACTCTGTGGTTTTTTCGCCAGGCTTCTTATCAATGCCAGTCAACGACTTAATGTCGGCATCGATCTTGCGCATTGCATTGCCATATTCTTCATCAACCTTCTTTTGAAGGTCTTTCTTAACGCGATCGTCAACCACTGCGTTTACGTGATTATCAAGGAACTGCTGATCTTGCTCTTTGGTGCGTACTACCATGCCCTCGGCTTCGGCACCTTTGATAAAATCAGCTTTAAAAGAACTTAAGATTTCTGTGAGTAAAGCCGGTGTTTTCCCTACAGCGGCTCTCACTAATTCCATTGTAACTTCCATATAAAGATTTAGGGGTTAAACAAAGTCACTTTTGTTCACCACCGAATTAACGGGGATCATGAAGGACAGTAACCTTCATTTTGCTTTCGCTGAAGAAAGACGGCTTGCCCTTTTCGTCTTTACTCAGCTTTTCGAATGTCGCAGGATCATAGGTTTGTAACTGGTGGGTATTAGGGATCTCCACAATACCACCATTGAGCTGATCAATCTGGCACTGAAACACACAAACTTTTTTTGCCCAGTCAGCAGGGAGCAAATGTTCCTTCTTATGGTCTTTGTTCCCATAGAATTGTGCAGCCTCACCGGAATAATTCCCATATTTTGACCTTGAATTGCTTACAGGTACTTCGCCATCCTGTTCCTGGCTCGGCAGGTTATCAAAATCATTTCCCAGTTGATCCTGTTCCTGGCTCGGCAGGTTCGAGTTGTTTTGCGCCTGCGTATTCTTTTTTGCCATATTGAATGAGAATTTCGGTTAAGCGTTCTATTTTTTTTGATAGATCAATTGCGCTGCCCCATTGAACAATATCGCCATTGACTAATTCAAACTTGCTAACAAAGTTAGTAAAATCAACTTTCACCAAAAACTTTTCTGGAAATAATAGATGGTACTGAAATGTCATGCATTCGGTAGGTGACATATCAGGCCAGGGTTCAAGCAGGTTAAGGATTTCAGCGCGTTGACGCTGGTAAGGATTGTTTTTATATTCAGTTTGAATCAGTAACTTTTTCTTCTGGCTTACTAAATAATTTGGTAACCCTGCTTTCTTTTCATTAGCATATTGTTCGGTAAGGTCTGTTGCCGTATATAGCAAAAACTGTTCACCATAATTAACGGTACAGCTAACGTAGTAGTCCCCGTATATCAGTCGCCCCATGGTATCCACAATGAATTTCTCGGTGCACTCGAAATCCTTTTTCACACGGCAAAGAATATTGCGTTTACCTTCCACAGTTGTTTGTACCTGCTTCTCGTTCACCGCCTCTTTGGTCACTGTTTCATCACTTCCGCCTACGTTATCCTTCTTCAGCTTCGCTTCCAGCTTTTCAATTTTGGCGGTGATATACTCCAATGATGGGACATCAGCGCCGGTGATATCAACAGGCTTATCCAATACGGGATCTTCCTTTGATCTGGGTACCGGCCGGGAGAATACGGTCCCAGGACCTACCAGGTTATTCTTTTTACAGTTCGGACATTCGTAATAGCTGGGTGATCCATCACGGCCGGTAGTCGGCACATGACCGCCATTACAGGTATTGCCCAGGTTATCAGTGTAGTTGCAGTTCGTATCGGGAACTGTAGTGATAGGGAAGGGGCCAAATGTTTCATACATGCGCTCAGCCACCTTATAGAACAATAGCCAGTCGAGATCAAACAGGCTGTTGCTCAGTATAACCTTCCTGGCTACAGGGCTTTTGTCTTCCTTAGTGTAAAGAGAGTTGTGCACCAGAAACGTGGCAGGGGTAAACCCAAGATTGTGCAGACTTCGCAAGATCATCATGTATTCGCCCTGGCTGTCCTTTTGAAGAACCCAGTATGCAACATCATCGATGGCAATAATACGATCAGCTGATGACTTGAATATGAGGCATCCAATGCGCTCACAACCATCTACTGTATATTCAATGCCAATATCGATTACCTGGCTTATTGAGACCTCATAGAAATATGGCTGCGGGCGTTCAGTCGCCTGTGCTGCTGGCAGATCAACCACGTATATCGTTGCCGGTTGCACTTTATAGGCTTCAAAGCCCTTATTCTGGAAGAAGTGGTGAACATGGATAGTTTTAAGGTAGTCTTTGAATTCGGCCTTTAATGTATCATCCAGCAGCTCCACATCAAAGAAATGATCCTGCGCCTCGAAAATCTTTTCATATTCTTCATAGATGGTAGTACATACGGGGGTAGTCAATAACGGGAATTGACACATTCCTTTAAATGAGTCGAACTTATCATCCGGCAACATGACGCCATTTTTAACCCAGTCCAGGAACTTGGCGAAGTAAGGTGAGGCCATCGCTTTTTCATCAACTGCCTTTGTATGCAGTTTGATTCGATCCTCATGGTTTTTCGCCGCCTGTATCGGCGTCCGGTTGACCGGGTTCTTTATCCGCTCCTTTATTTGTTCGAGTGATAATTCCATCTTTGAATGAATAACCTTGTTTCGGGGTCAATTCCCAATCGGTGAAGCCTTTTTGTTGCTGGTATTGCAGCAAAGCCTGAGCGTGTTCAACGCCGAATGGCTGTTTCACGATGCCCAGGCTTTTGCAATCCAGGTATACCTGAGTTGCCATATTAAATTGTTAACGGATTGAACGACGGCGTAAATATCTGTACAGTATCGCTCCACCCTGGCGCGAGATCAAATGATATATTAGCGATGTTGTCCTTATTCAAACCTTCAGTGCCAACATCACCAACATACACGTTGTATACCGGTATGCCGGGGCAGTTGGTGCTGCTCACATCGGTGATAATCTGGCCGAAGCGGTTAAACATATACATCCACAAGTTGGTATAGCCGGGCTGTAAGGCACTTTCAGCGGCCAGCTTGCGTAATGCAGCACGTACAGCCGCCTGCACGTTTTGCAATTGCGCGGTAACAGCTGCGAACGAACGGCCGGAAAGCCTGGGGATACCGTTGATGGTGGTGTTATCATTCCCGCCTTCCTTTAATACCTCACCAACTGGGATCACCACATTGGGGATCAACGGGCTGAGGATTATTTTTGTATTATCCGATGCAGCGATCAATGGTGTCCATGTGGCCTGAGCCAACAATGTGGTAGTTGTGAAAGACGGGGTAGTTTGCATGCGCTGGAATCCGAAGCGGCATATTTGATCAAACTTTTCCGGGCATGCTTGAGACGGCACAGCGGTTAATGATGCGGGCGGTGGACAGGCGAAAAGAGGTTCCATTTAATAAATGTTTTAATTGTTATGGATTTCCGCCGTCCCTGGCGAGTAAGAAGAAAAGAACTATAATGAATACAAATTTATGCTTCGCTAACTTTTTTAGCAAAATTAATTTTTACGCTTATACCCGCCCTCTGACCTAACAACCTCATGTTCATAAATAGCTGTAAGCGTATCAGGGCCATCGTCGGTGGCGTTTGCGCCAACGGCCATGTACCCGGATACTTCATTATAGAAGGAAGGGAAGAGGCTGTCCCAGCCTTGCGGCATAATAAAAAAGTTGTTTACTGAACTGGCGTTGTTAAGAATACGTGACTCTTTATTTTTCCGCTGGGCATAGTATTCGAATAGGGTTTTATAGTTTTTCCCTGCCCGACAAATAGCTTCCGTGTTGCGGCCAAAGAATCGGCCGCCATTGTTCGATTCCACCCGACATAACTCCGCCATATGTCTGCCAGCCATCTTAGCCGTTGCTTTTTCGGTTTCTTCCGCTCGTTCCTTTGTGTGAATCACGTCGAGAACATACGCCAGGTTATTGACCAACTTATACGCGACTGCGCAAAGGTTATCGTCGCCTGTATCGGCTACGTCAACGTGGATTTTTGCGGATGCTGCCGACTCTGGCAGGGCTGCGTAAGTCTTAAAGTCTTTATACAACAAACCCTCTCGCGGCTTGGGATTCTGCATGTGCTGGCGCTGAAAGGTGATTTTATCGATCCTTTCCAACTCTCGCAATTCTTCAATGGTGTGCTTTGCAGGCCACAAAGCTGTACCGTCCGCTTTAACAGATGGCAAGCTTATAACGGTCCATACGCCGGGCTCCTGCTTCTGTACATAACCTGCCAGATCATCCGGATGCAGGCGCTGCATGATGATTATAATGGGCGTATTGCGACTATTAACGCGTGAACGGATGGTGCTGTCAAAGCGCTTGTTAATTTTGGTGCGGAGTTGTTCGCTTTCCGCATCTTCCGGCTTCATTGGGTCATCAATGATGATGGCACCGCCAAAGTACCGGTTAACATCCTGCCAGCCTTCGTCATCTGCATCGATGTCAACATACGACTTGTCCAGTTCCCCGATGGCTTCCATAAGGTCTTCAGCCTCCTGAGATTTTAAATACAAATCTTCTTCCCCTTCCAGGTTCTCAGTCCCTTCAACTTTACCCGCGCCAAAGCCGGTTACCTGGCCTGCTGTTGACGTAGCATACACGCCGCCGCCATCTTCTGTGTACCATTTCTTTTTGCTGTCGGTGGACTTCTTAACTTTTACATTGGGGAATATCTCCTGGTAAGCTTCATGCTTTACTACTTCTCGAACCTGTTCGCTGTTATCCAGGGCAAGGTCATCAGAATATGACAGGTGAATGAATTTGGCTTTGGGATTATGAGCCAGTCCCTTTTTGATAAAGGACTTTACAGCCAGTTCTGTCTTGGTATACCTGGGGGCAATATTTATGATCAACCGGGTTATTTCACCGGCAAATACCTTATCTAATGCATCGCAAATGACAGTGTGATGGTCGCTGACAATGAACTTCTCGTTTTTGACCTTACGAAATAAATATCGGGTAAGGTAAAGGGTGGATTCGAGACACTCACGGCGGATCAGTTCAACTTCGATTTGGCGGGCAGTTATCATTCACCTTCTACTTTTTTAGTAAGGGCCAGTAATTGTTTAAGTTCTTCTTTGGATAGCTTAGTGAGATCTTGTTTAATCTCGATGGGACCACCACCTTCGCCGGTAACCTCATGTTTATCTGCCCAACGCTGTGCTTGCTTATCAACCTTCCCGCGCCGGTTCTTAAGCCATATGTTCTGTGCGGCTACATCTGGAGCAACCTCTTTTGTTACTACTTTGCGCTTATAGGCTTCTTTTTTGGTTGCCTCAATATCGCCCTGGTCATCAACCGCCATTCCGGTTTCGGCCACTGCCAGTCTCTCATATGTCACCTCGTCGTACTGGTAACCAATGGCCCGCTTATGTAGGGAATGGGCAACTTCAGCATCGGCGATGATCTTCCCCTTTTTTATGGACTCCAAAAACTCTGGATGGGCTTTCTTCCAATTGTTTATTGTTGATTCTTCAACATCAAAGAAATCGGCAATCTCTTTATCGGTTGCGCCCAATTTACATAACTTGGTGACCTGTTCGGCGTAGGCGGGATCATACTTAGATGGCGCACCCCCAACGCCTTTACGGGGGGGCTGTGGGTTGGGTTTTTTCTCAGCGGCTTTCTTTTGGGGTTTCTTGCCTTTGGCCATATCTCAAAATTACTAAATCTTTTAGCAATTAATATTTAACGCTAACTCAACAATACGCTGGTTTGCCGGCCTTGCAGCCTGGTAAGCGTGAAGTAGTTCATCACCTTTGGTACTTTCTACCGGAACGATCCCCAATAGCTGATCTATTGAGTATAAACCGTACAGTTCAGCCAACTTGATTAAAACAGTCAATGGTGGCTGTGCTCTTTTCTCTTCATACGACTGGTAAGTGCCCCGTTTTCTGCCAATGCCTTTGGCTACTTGTTCCTGAGTTAGTTTCCGGGCTTCGCGGATCTCTTTTAACCGCAGGGGGATATTGACTTCAATGGTTTGCATAGATTATTTCTTTGGGGGTTAATTAAGGATTATTGCTATGGGATAAGGCAGGGGTTGTTATCAGCCCTTCACCAACCATGTACCGGCCCTGGGAGCCTCACCGCGACCGTTTCCCGTCTTCTTTTTTGATCGGTACTTTCGGCAGGCGCGATGTGGATACGCAACGCCTGGGGCCTATATCGGATCTGGTCATGGGTATTACGCTTTAGGTTAGGGGCTGATTATCGTTTGAAATAATATACTTTTGGTCCCATATTGTAGAGCATGTCATTTGTGATCTTCTGAATTTGTTCCGCGATGAACTTCAGCTTTTTGCCGTGAAATCCCCACATGGCATTACCTTTCAAATGCGCCTGGGTTATCCGTGACACCAGCCTATCGGGCGACACGTTGCCTTTGTTGGTATTGCACTGAGCGCAGCAGATGACATACCTTTCAGTTTTGCCCTTTGACTGTGGCAGGTAGTGGTCTATGCTACTCCTTTTAGGATGACCACATTTGTCGTCACCCTTTACTAATATTGCATTACAATAGAAACAATGGGTTGCTATAGCTCTTGCGTGTTCGATCGTACCCGGATTAAGGTGCGGATATTTCTTTTTAAAAAAGTCATTGAACTTATACTTCGGATTTGGCCATTCATCAATCCACCTTTCCATGTACGCCGATAGGGCCATTAACCGGTCGGCTGGGTTTGCTTCTGAAGTCATTTGAGATACTTTTTACCACCCTACAAACAATCCAGGGTGAGATGAATAATATCAATCCTAAGAAGAAGAAAAGAAGGATGAGGTGTTTCATGGGGTTTCATTCTTCCATGCGTTGTAGTCGGCGATTGTTGCCGGGATGGTGTTAGTTAAAGCATACCCGAAACTATTATCGTCTTCCAAATAGAAATATGCCCCTAAGTGTCTATGGTATTTACATATAACGCCGGTGTAAACCCATTTCAAATACTTAGGCATATCCTCCGGTGCTCTCTCCTCCCACCATTCAAGGGGCTGGAAAAGGTGTGGATAGTTATCAAAGAAAGCATCATATAGCGTACTGTCGCCTCTACGAATACAAGCCTGTTTATTCACAAATTGTTTATCAAGTGTGATTATTTCACCTTGACACAACGCCATCTTATCCATATCTGGCCAGATGTTTATTACCTTATACCGTGGCCTGAGCAGTTCTTCCTTTGTCATTGTTTATCCTCCTTTTGGTTTAGCTTAATAACCTTCAGCCTACATGATTTGCTTTCTCTTTTTCGGGTAACCTCATTACAGCATTCACGGGTAGGACGTCCATGACCTGCATTAAATTCCGACTTACCCAAGACTTTCCAGGTAGGGGTTCGTTTGGTGTATTGAGTCGCCAAAATAAACCGGTCGCCAATCCGCAGGTCTTTTAGAGTAACAACCTCTTTACCCATTACTTTGCCCTCCTTTTTTTCGCTGTGTCACAGTCCCATACACGAATAGGCTGCTTCAATGGCCGCCCTCGGCTGTCCAGGTGAGCAATACAGGAATCGTTACGTACAATCGCCTGAGCATAGCGGGAATGAGCGACGCCCATAGGCCCCAGGGTTACCAGTATTTGTTCGTGGATAAGCACACCGCCTAGGCATTTTGAGCACTTACAGGGACCACCCAGGTCGTGCGCGTAGTAGGCTTTAAATGATTCCAGCGGCGGGAAATTGGCTTCCAGGTTTCGGGCTGGGGCGCAGGCCGATATGTACCCGAGGGTGAAAATCGAAAGGATGATGATAAGCTGTTTCATTCTGTTTATCTATTTAAGTGGTTATTGAATCGGGGTTATTGGTGGCGGTGGCTACTTTTTCGGCCAGTGTGGTTTTGTACTGCCATAGGTTGTAGAACTTTTTGAGTAGTACGCTATCGATATTCTGCTTTCGCTTGTGGATGTAAGGTGCTTTTTTGATCACTTTCGCATAATGGGATATATAGATCAGGCCAGCGTATTCTGGAACCTCTTCCGGCTTTATAAGCCCTTCGGGGCAGGCGAAATAAAGCAGGTTGGGACACTTTATTTCAGTAATTGGCGCGATTCTCACAAATGTTGCATCGGCATACATGGGTACCTGGTATTTCTTTATATAACACCTTCCATAATCGTTTACCCATTGGCCAACTTTTCCTTTGTGAGTTCCCAAGGCCCAAATCGGTAAAAATGAGTATCCGCCGGCATACTCGCCCCATTCACTAACAAGTTTGCCACATTCATAATACCCTATATGATGCCTTGTTGAGCTCCCATATACGTGATGTGATCTACCGGCGCGCACATCCTTGAATAATCGGTGTTTTGGCTTATCAAAATCACGGAAGAAATCACCACGAGAAACTTTTACTTCCACCTCAACGAAGTACCCGGATTTACTTTGTGCAAAGAAGTCGCTTTCCCATTCATAAACGAATGTGTTTGAAAGCCGGTAATCATAGTTGTGGAAGTGCCGATACAACTCCTGGTAAATTTCGGTTGTCATTGAATAATGTTGAGGGGTTTATGTGCGTCGTGGAACACTGGTTCCGTCTTTCTTACCGTTCCATGCCGATCGCTGTACTGCCAGCTGTTGCCTACCAGTTCACCTTTCACTGCCTGCAGGCTTTTACTGCCGCAGGCGCATGATTGTTTTTTCATGTGACCTTTTGAGACAGGCCAATGAACCAGGGAACCGCAGGTGTTACAGATGGCGCTGGGCATGGGCTATGGATTGATGATATAAACTTTCCCGGTATCGCTGGTCAGGCCTGGTGCTTCTTTTAAATCCAACTGTACCCGCAATTCGTTAAACTGCTCTGTCGTCAGATCAATGGAGCCGGGATATTGTTTTCCAGTCCCATGAATGTTCAAAGTGTAGGTCCATTCTCCGGTGCTCCTTTTTAAACACGCCATAATGTGGTTGAGCTCATACGCATTTTTAACTTTTGTTTTTGCCATGGTTTATGATATTATGTTATGTAAATCAGGTTTACCAGTAGTAGAAAGGACTTTGAAGGAGTTGGCCCACACCCAATCGTTCCAGGTTTCCAGGCCATTAACTTTGCACCACAGCTTTTTGAAGGCCTGCACCGGATCTACGTTCCATTCTTTCCAATGCCAGCCGTGATCGCCGTTGCCTGGGAGGCCATCGTTGTCAGGTATCCCGTACTTATATGTTCGGCCACCATCTTTTGACAGGCAAGCCAAACCTTCATCAATTGCATCTTCCCGGCTTATGTCGGAAGCCTTCTCAACTATGGTATATTCTTTTTGTAGCCATATACGTGAGGCGTGGTAAGGCATGAATATCGCAGGGCGTTTATACCAACCCATTCTTTGACGAATTCGGCCTGCAATAATATCAGCAGGTGGGTTATCGACAAAGTGGTATTTGCCGCCCTGATCTTCAGGCGTGAAATCTTTGAATGTCCACCCGGGCTTTCCGTTTTTGGTTGTTCCTTCCTGAATCCACCATCCCCATGCATAATGAGTTTCACGCACCCATAATACATCACCGCCTTGCCCGTATGGGCATTTAAGGGGTCCTGATATATCTTTGCTTCCATTTCGGTGATAGAAATACGGCCACCAACCGCCGCCCTGTGGCCTTTCCAACTGGCATGGTTCATAATCCCAGTTATGCCATTCCGGAACATCAGGCCATTTAATCAATCGTCTTGTCTGCGTTTTCCTGCCATGGCGCAAAGCCTGCACCATAGGCGTAGAAAAGAGTATGGGTATTTCTTTCATGCTGTAGCTTTTTGTTGTTCAGGTAATTCGCCGGCCTTAATGCGCCGGCATATTTCATCGAAGCCGTCAAAGACCGACAGCAGCCAGGGCTTAGTTTCCTTTTGGAATGGTATTTCTTCCGTATCCATAAAGCCGGGGTGATTTTGATAGGCGTATGCGACATATTCATGCTCGTTCTCAACGTGGTCAAGGCATTCAGTTAGAAAATACTTTACAGCTTTCAGTTTATCTCCCTTATACCCATACTTTTCCATACCGCCATTAATGGCCTCCTTAATTCTTTGCTCCGTTAATTTAGAACTGTAGTCAGAAGCCTTTTGAGTTGAAGCAATACCCAGCTTTTCTTTCCAATAACCATCGCTTACACCACCTTCTTTTGACGGGTGGAATTCCCGGCAGAATATCCAATTGCCAAAATCACCGGTCACGGCCATTATCCCGTTCGTGTTGATGTACTTAATACAATTGTGTATGGTGTTCGGCTGTCTCAAGTAGTGGACCAACAACCCTGGCTGCTCGGTTACGATCACTTCATGTTTGGAGAAATCAACTCCTGTGCGCTTGCCTTTCATGCTGGTTTATTTTTAAATTGATATGTTCAACAACCGGTCAATGTGCTGGTCACGGCTCACATTGGAGTAAACTGCAGGTGGGCGCTGAATAGGAGTTCTTTCAGGGCCTTTGTTGCGGTAAATCTTCTGCTTTGGTGGACGTTCTCCGCGTTTTGGCTTCACCTTTTTATAGCCATTTTGACCACAGTAGTATTGGACCAAAGTCACTGGAATGGATAGTTTTACAGCAATTTGCTCATAAGTCATACACTCCCAATTGAGATCGATATATTTCATCTCTATATCGGACAGTTTCTTAACTTTTCTCATAAAAGCGTCTTTTAACTTTTGAAACATTATTGTTTTTATTTTCTTCCAGCATCTGTTCAAACTCCCGATACTCATCATCGCTTATATCTTTTGGCTGGAGGCGGGGCCGGATATTTATGTACATTTCATATGGTGTTTGAAACAGAAGGCCGCCGGCATCATCCCGACACTCATTCACTACCTCATTCCATAGCCTTGTTCGTTCGTCATGTCCTGCTTCGCAAAATGGCTCCGGGAAATCAGCGTTATCGTAATGCCATAGTTTCTTAACTACACCATTTAAAATCAACTCTACATACATAGGATACTTTTTATCTTACAAGCCTATAACCAACATTGCAGCATCGCGGGCGTGAACACTACACCTTTCATTTATGCAGGAAATTTTCCGGAACGCTTCAGCAGTTAATTTTGTATTGTTCTTTTTAGGGGGTACCATTTCAAATGGAACTTTCAAGTCAGTGAGAAAATCTTCCCATATTTTAGCATCCCGTTTAACACTTCCTGCGCCTTCACGTCGGCCGCGTTCTGCCTTTTCGTTTTTCTGCCGGGGAATCCATTTTCGCTGACGGGCATCTTCAAAGCGCACAAAAACCTGCCCTGGCCAATACTGATGCCATAACTTAACCTCTTCCATTGCCTTATGAATCGTTAGTGTTTCAATATAGCGGATGAATTTTTCCTTTGCATTCCAGATGCAAAAACCGGTTTCTACGCCCGTATCTATTCCGATATAGAAATGGTATTTCATTATCGCCTCCTGTCTTTACCGGTGAGATCAATTACGTTAAACATTTCGCGCATCCTGCTGGCCACCCGGTAACCATACTGTTCTTCAATTGCTTTAAAATTCAAATTGGTGGTAATGATCAGGTGGTTATAGCATTTAGTTCGCAGGGATGCCGTTTCAATGAAGTTTTTAAACCAGGCGACTTTTGTTCCGTAGAAAGTCACGGTTGATTCTTCCGTTCCTACATCATCCAGGTAGATGATTTTCTGCCCACGGTTCGGAATCTGGTATTTGCCTTCCTCTTTGATCCTGTCCGTGATCTCAATCATGGACAGCGTAAGTACCGGATTCAGCCCATTATCTTCGACACAGCGAACCAGATGCGTTTTACCGGTTCCGGAATTCCCGCGGATCAATAACCCCCTCAGGCGATCGAACCCCAATTCAGTCGCAAAACGATCATCCCTGCTGATGAAAAAACAAAGCGCTTTGATAACAGGAAGATTTTCCGGCGTTTCATCCAATTCTTTGCCTCGACCATGTAGGCTGTTATGCTTCATAAGCTTGTAAATTCGGCGATATGTCCAGTATCGCCGCATTTCCTGCAGCCGGGCCATTTCGTTCGATTTTTCAACCTCTCGTTGCTCCCGCTGCCATAGTTCCCGGTTCTTGGCCATGTTCGCCTGCGCCAAAACTTTCTTCCGGTCTATTTTTTCATTCCAGTCAGTTATGGATATCTTATGCCATATTTCGTCCTGGGTTTTCAGGACTCTGCTCATCTTCCAGGCCATGAACTTTTTTGCCTGCTCAATGGCGCGGGCGATTGCCCCTTGTTCTTCTTCCGGGGTTAGCGTATATGGCTCAGGTTCTGACACGTCAGTCAGATTCAAAGACACGGCCAATTTGTGAAGATCTCGGTTTATCATGCTTAGGATGTTTATTACGGATCCAGTTCAGAAAATAGCTTGTGAGGTCAGAAATTTGCCGGTGCTGGCGACGTTTTTCTGGCGGATCGTGAATCCGTTCACTTATAAACACTGTCCATTGTTTTTTAATAAAGTCCGTATTCTTGCTCCCGGTCATGGTAAACTGGTTTTGCTCGGCAGCAGCAAGGGTTGTAGTCGGCAGGATTGTGTTCACGGTTATAACAAATGGATTGAAAGATGCCGCATCTTCCCCCATACCCCCATCTATGCTTTCATTTACAATTTCATTTTCATTTTCAAGTAGGTTACCTGTAGCTTTACCATATGGTTTACCATTAGGTTTTGCATATGGTTTTTTTGGCCTGCCGCCCTTACTACCGTTTTCCTCTCTACTTTTAACGAAAGCTTTGCGCTTATTGATCTCATCTTCCAGCCGTTGGTTAAAATAGCTTCCATTACCGTCTACCACGAATTTTTCACGGAGGACTGTACCCCAAAGGCCCTGGTCGTTTCCGAGCAATTTCCGTATTTGAGTTTCAGTTAAATGACCACTATTAAACTGTGCCGTAAGGAGGTCCATATAAGCGCCTTTCTCATGCCGCGACATTGTCATGGTGCCGCCCATCCAATCATTCCAATACCAAAGTGTTGCTGGGTCTTTCGCCATAGTCTACTGTTCGGTTTTTAATGGGTTGGGTTAATTAAGGTTTATCTGCGCATCTGCTGGTCAGCTCGTTTCTTTTCCGCTTCCAATGCCTTCCGGTTACCATCGATATACTTTTTCAGGGCCTCGTCCAATGTAAAGTTGTCACGGATAAACAAAAGGTACCGGGCAGGTATATTGCCCAATTTCTCCCCTTCGTGTTTACCGAAAGACATTCGGCTTTCTTTTGTTAAGTGTACCATGGTTTAAGTTTTAATAGTCAAACCCGCCGGTGTATAGATCAGGGTCATCATCGAACATCTTTGGCTGGTTGGGGTCTGGTTTCTTCTTTTTAACACCTAACCTTTTCTTGCCCATCTGCACCTGGATCTCATCGAGCCATATTTTGTACGGGTGGAACTTCCGCGGTGGCCAAGGGAAGCCATCCCGGAGCGCCTTCCTTATTTCCTTTTCCGGCTTTCCCTTGGTAGCTTCCAGTATCTTTGCAATGATGGGGCGACATTGGTCGCGTGTTGTACTTTTCATTTGCCTTAATTGAATGATTCAATAACTTGATTTGCTAACCATTCCATTGCAGGTGGTGTAACTGCATTACCTAACTGCCTTACCTGGTCACGGCTATTCCCCAACACAATATATTGTTCATCAAAGGCCATGGCCAGTTTAACTTCACCGGCTTTCAGCATCCGGTAATAACAATCTTCAATTTTTGGCTCTATGTAGTTTATTATGGCTGCCCGCTCACCTGTAGTAATAGTACCAGTCTCTTCGGTAATTAGCTTTGTGCAGTTGCTGCCGTTGTAGTATGAAGCCAAAAAGCACTTCCATGATTCATGGGTTACCACCCCCATACTTTGGCGGGTTGTTTGAGTCTGAAATGTTTCCATTGCTGAGCGGACATTAAACTGGTTGCTGTGCTCAGCTTTTATAATAAAGGGAACAACTAAGCCATGGTGATCCTGAGTGGTAATAGTAGCCGCTTCTTTAAACAATGGCTTACAGTATCCTGGTGAATAATTGACAGACAACATTGGCAGCTTTCCGTATTTCTTAAAGCCGTAGTTGATCCTGTTTAAAGTGTTTTTACTCAAAGGCTTTTTCCTATCGCCAATACGATTTCCTAAATCTGACCAGTCTATGCAGTTAAATGATGCATAATAATATGGCTCTACAATTTTGCCGTGTACTGGGCAGCAATAAACATATTGATTCCGGTATTTACCATACTTTTTCTGAGCCTGCTTCCAGGTTTGAATTGCATGCACATCCTTACCACATTTCTCGCAATACGCTAAAGGTTGGTAATCCAAAACGGGGGGCTTATTTCCTTTTTTCCAAAAAACAATATACATACGATCCCGGCTTTGTGGCGTCGGGTGGCAATGCATGCTGTTTAAGTATACGCATTGATGTTTATAGCCCAATGCATGCATCGCAGTCAGCCATGCGTCAAACATTACCCACTTACGAGCGTCCACCACATTTTCAACTATAATAGCGTTATAGTTATGGTATTCTGCAAACCGGCACACATCCCACATGGTTGCCCGGCTGCGTTCAGCCGCAGGGTCAATTTCTCCCTTGGCATATAAATCCAACTGCTTCTTTACTACCTTAACCCCTTTGGCCAGGGAATGATTGGTGCACTCAGGTGAGGTAATTAAAATGTCAGTACTTGGATACCGGCGCGGGTCGGATGCGCTAACATCAGTGCAGTCATGTAGAGTATCCGGGAAATTGGTATTATGAGTTTCAATCGCCAGCTTCCAATGGTTCATAGCAAGCTTTATTTCAATGCCTCCATTATACTTTGTTGTTAGTCGGCGAACACCCTGGCTACTTCCACCGGCGCCACAAAACTGGTCGGTAAAGGTTATATGTGAATTCTTACGGGGCATTATGCTGTTTTTTCAATAAGGTCAAACAATGTTGGTATCTCGTTCTTATACTCGGTTTCCTTCAGGTAGGTGGCAGAGCATTTCGCATATAGTTCGTTAAGCTCAATGATGTATGCACGGCGACCTTTTTTTATTGCCCGAACACCGGTTGTGCCCAGGCCGCCGAATGTATCGAGCACTAAATCACCGGGATTGCTGTATAGTTCAATGCAGCGATCTACTTCATCGAAAGGCATCGGGCAAATATGGTTCTGAAGCTTACGGCGGCTCTGTTCCATATTTAAGCCATGCATTCGGTTTATGTTGTCCTGAACAAAATCGGTGTTCGACTGCAGTGGTAGTGTGGTGAAAGTGCGGGAAAGCTTGTCGGCAGCATCAAGGTCCTGTAACAACTTAACGTGTCCATCATAATCGTACACTGTAGACTTATTGAACCGTTTCCACCAGGCCTGAATTTTATCAAGACCCCAGGCTTTCATTTCATAAGGGGTCAGATACCGGTTGCCCGATGACTTCCAAAATGCATCTGCATCGACCTGCCAGTGGGCAAGCGTATAACCTTCATCATGCTTCACGGGATCATCTGCATAGGCGTTTGCGTTGGATGTAGGTGGTTTGCGAAATATCCAGATCTCTTCCGGAATGCCGGCGCCCATCTTTGTGCTATCCTTTTTCATTTCAGAATAACCCAGGCGGTAGGTCTGGTTATTTTCGGCCACCACATCAGTCGGAATGAAGTGATACCCGATGGTATAAAAGCCATGCTGTTCCATCGCATCTGCTACCAAATGAGTAAACCTGTGGAGAGTAGAAAATCCCAAACCAGTCACGGATCCGTAGTGAATGCGGTTCTTTAGGTGAATGACCGCCAGCCGGCCGGGTTTCAATTTGTCGAACAATTTCGGGATCAGGAAACCACACTGCCTGATGAAATCAGCATTGGTTTCATTGTGCCCAAAGTCGTTGTATTTGTCGCTGTACTCATAGTGATTGCCGAAAGGAAACGAGCTCAAAACGAGATCAACGGAATTGGCCTGCAGGTTATCAAGCTCGAGCACACAGTCGTTATTAACCAGGGTGTAGCTTTTGCCTTCCCAAACCTTCCGGTCTACTTTGAAGGACCGCCGTTTTTCTTCGATGTATTTTGAATGATCGAGCCCGTACTTTTGGATGATCACCCGCATGGCTTCCCGCATCTCGTTATGTTCGTTCCATTTGCGCTGCAGGTTCAGAACAATGTCGTATTCCTCGGGGGTATACAATAGCCACACATCAACAACCGGGAACGGGTTATAAAACCGCCAAACTCTTTTTAATGCCTGGTACAGATCATCAAAAGAATCCGTTATGCCGATGAATATTTCCTTACAACAGTGCTTTTGGAAGTTGCACCCAACACCGGATACCGATGGCTTGCTGGCTAGGTATTGCAGCTTACCCTTTGTGAAATCTACAATACGCTGTTCTCGGAGCTCCATTTTTAAGGACCCGTATAAGTCGGCGTATGAAATGCCGGGAAACTGCATGGCGTTATTCAGCGCCTTGCGTTCATCTTCCAGGTGGTGCCACAACAGGAAATGATCATCCCGGTGGCTGGAAAGAATATCCAGCGCCTTATACACCCGCGCCTGAATGCTTTCCCTTTTGATCTTTGCGGCCTCAGAAAGGCCTGACCGGGATTGTATGAATAATCGGGCCTGCCCATCTTTTTCCGCGCCCGCATCTATCGCTTTATCGATAGGGACCTCTACCCAATGCAGCCGGAGTTCAGGAAGTTCAAAGCCCGGGTAGTCATATCCCAAATCTTTCGGGCTGGTCACGGCCAGGCACCAGCTGTGCACCCATAACCAAAAGTCATCTACATGATGAGGGTGAAGGGTGAGCTCGCCTGCTTTGGTGCTGTTTCGCTGAAAGAACCTGGTAAGGATCTGGCCGCGGTCACAGATGCCCAATACATGGGCGTAGTTAATAAGCTCTAAAACCTCATTAGGCGATGGAGTAGCCGTAGCGATGTATTTGTACTTTACTTTAGCCAGCTGGATTTTTAGGGCCTCAGTTGTTTCTGAAGACATGTTTTTAATATAGTTACCTTCATCAAGCCATACAGCTGTAAATGCGCTGAAATCAAATTCCCCTTTGCGGATCCTTTCATAGTTCGTAACAACTATATCAGCGATTGAATTAAAAGCTTCTGTTTGGTTGGTCACATATTCCAGGAATATTCCCATTGCGGCGCCTTCGCCTACTTCAGGATCCTGATCAACAAAAGTATCGGCAGCCCCCAATTCGGTAACTATAAGGCACTTGCCGCTCAGTGTCGTTTGAAAGAACCGCATTACCTCGATACCAATTCGGGTTTTGCCCGTGCCGGCATCGGGGGCAACCAAGGCTGCGCCCAATTCAATGCTCCATTCTGCGATATCAACCTGATCAGGCCGTAGCGAAGGATGAAAGAAAGTGCGATCTACCTGCAGGCCTTTGCGGGTTGCTACTTTTATTTTGGACTCGAGTAACTTTTGATATTCGGCGTTCATGGTTTTTCAGGTCGTGTGGTTGGTTATTGATAGATGTTCTTTAACAGTTCCTTTTTCTTTGCAGAAAAATTGCCGATCATAGCTTTTAATTCGTCTATCTCGTAGCTATAAAAGTTTCTGGCCTGTTCTTCCAGCATTTCAACAGCGCCGGGCCTGTCACGCTCCAAGTGTTTAGCGAAGGCAATAAGATTACCGTCTTTCATCATATTGCAGGTTGGGCATTGTGGTTTACAGTTATCTTCACTGAAACGGGTGAGCATATGAATGCGCGGTATAAAGTGGCCGCATTGCATCTGTTTCCAAGGCCTCTTTGTGCCACAGGTATAACATTCAACTGTTCCATACCGGTCAGCATGGCTCAACCGGACAACCTGGGAAAAAACCGCATCCAGATCATCAATAACAGTACCTTTATCCGATCCTCCCATCATTTTGGCCTGGAACTTTGCCGCTGATTTCATCCGGTTATTGTTCCAGTAATGCGTATTGCAAAAGCCGCCCACCAATGGCACTTTCTTTGTCCCGCCACACATTGGACAGATACCGGTCTTCTGGCGAATTGTGGAGTTGAACATGGTAACGGTTGAGGATTAGGA